GTGCGTCCGCTGCGAAGCCGATCCCCAGCGCGGGGCGCTCTGCCGATGACGACGCCCCACCTGGACGACCGCCGCCTCGATCGCCTCATCAAGACGAACGGCGCTGACCTCGAAGCCGTCGTGGTGAAGACGGCACACGATGTTGAGGCGGAGGCGAAGGTGATCGTCATCCTAAAGGACATCATCGACACCGGCGCGACGCTCAACTCGATCCAGGTCCACCCCGTCGCGGGGGAGCGGTTCGCCCGGCGCGTCGGACCCACTACCGACTACGCCATCCACCTGGAGCTCGGCACCCACCGGATGGCGGCGCGGCCCTTTATGACGCCTGCGGCTGAGTCGAAGCGCCAGTCCTTCAGCGACGCCGTCATGGCGGTCTACGAGAGGGCCTCCCGTGGCTAACTTTCGCCTCGATGTCGACACCGCCATCTTCAACATTCTCAACACCCAGGCGGTGAACGACGCCGTCAAGGGTGGGGTCTTCAACTCGCTGGCTCCGCCGGACGCCACCTTCCCCTACATCGTGTTCCAGATGTTGTCGAAGGTGGACGAGCACAACTTCGCCCTGCGGGGCGGGAACGCCGTCTACCTCATCAAGGGGGTGTCGAACAAGCGATGGCCCAAGGAGGCGATCGACGTCGACACGACGATCGACACGACGATGGAGGACGCGACGCTGACGATCGCGAACCACTCCCAGCTGCTTTGTCGGCGAGAGAGCGACTTCAGCTTCGTCGAGGATCGAGACGGCATGATCTACCAACACGTTGGGGGGATGTACCGGGTTATGGCCGATGAGTCTTAACGACGCGGACCCTGGACAGAAGTACGTCGCGCTGCGGCGGCTCGTCATTCCCAACCCCAGACGGGTGCCGAGCAGCATCAAGATCGCCCCCGGCGACATCATCTCATTCGAGGGCAACGAGGGGTTGCATGTGGGGCGTCTCGTTCAGCAAGGGGCGTTGAAGCTCTACGTGCCGAAGTCAAAGCGCAAGAAGGTGGAGGCCGACGCCGATGGGTAGGATTCACGCCAAGGCTACCAACATCCTGGTGGACGAGCTGGATTTCAGCGGCGTGACGAACGTCGTCGACATCAACATCGACAACGGCCTGGCGGACGTCACCGCCTTCGCCGACACCGACGCCGTCTTCCTGGAGGGGAAGCCGACCTACACGATCGACATCCAAGGGATGTGGGACCCGGCGTCGGGAGCGTATGACGCCGAGATGTTCACCGACTTGACGCTGGTGGACCGCCAGGTCGGCATCTACCCCAACGAGTTCACCGCGGGGGAGTTCGGGTACGAGGCGAACGTCAACCCCGGACCACAGGCCCGCACGGGTAACTTCACCAGCGCGATCGTCCTCAACGTGACGTGGCAGGGCGACACGCCGCTGATGCGGTCGCAGGTTTTGACGAAGAACACGGGGATCAGCTCGACCAACACCGGCACGGCGTATGAGCACGGCTCCATCAGCTCCACGCAAAAGGTCGTCGGGGTCGTGCGGCTATTGGCAGCGCCGTCGGGGTCGGGGAATAACAACTGCGTCGTCACGATCGAGTCGGACACCAGCGGCTTTTCGTCGGCTACGACGAGGCTGACGTTCACTACGCTCAACCAGGCGAGCACCGCCACCCATGAGGTGGTTGAAGCGAACGGTGCGATCACCGATACGTTCTGGCGGGCCGTCGTGACGATCTCGGGGGCGGGTAGCCGAAGTTTCAACATTATGGTGTCGATGGGGATACAGCCTCAGTAAGGGATTTGCAGTAAAGGAGGTGCGTCATCGCGAGAACGCATGGCAAAAACGCCAACTACAGCTTTAACGCCGTCGCGATCGAGGACGAGCTGAACGAGATCACCATCACGATGGAGGTCCCGGAGGCGGAGATCACGTCGTTCAACGACGCGTGGCAGAACTTCCTGGCGGGGAAGAAGAACGTCGTGACGGAGATCGCGGGGGCCTACGACCCGGCGGCCGCACAGGGAGACAAGACGATCTTCGACGCCATCGGCGGCGGGGTCGTCACCACCGTCTTCGACCTGACGGGCAGCGGGCCGGGGACGAACGACCCGGAGTACACATGCACGGCGAGCGGGCTAACGGGGGTGCTGGTGCGGTCGTACCGGCTCAACTTCCCCGTCGGCGACAAGGCGGGCTATCAAGCGACGCTCCAGCACAGCGGGAGCACCACGAGGGCGACGGCCTAGCTAACTGGCTAATACAGGAGGGCTGATATGGCGAGAACTCACGGAAAAGATGCAGATATAGCTTTTGATTCAGTACAGATCGAGGACGAGGTTTCCGAGGTAACGCTGGACTTTGAGGTCCCGGAAGCCGACATCACGGCGTTCGCCGATGCGTGGCAGAACTTCCTGGCGGGCAAGCCGACGGCGCGCCTGAGCGTTACGGGTAGCCTGGACCCGGCGTCGGGCCAGGGGGACGCCACGATCTTCGGCGAGCTCGGGCTGGAAGGCGAGGAGTGGGACTTCGAGCCTGACGGCTCCACCGGGTACAACGGGTACGCCATCGTGACGAACTACTCCATCACCTCCAGGGTCAACGAGGCGATCGGGTACACCGCGTCGTTCCGCCACAACGGCGGCTCGGCGGCGGCGGACGGAGCCGCACCCACCAGGGCGTAACCGGGACATCACCCTGGACATCGCACCGGCTGGAATAGGCCCGCTGGCTATCTATGGGGCGGGTGGGCCTTGGACATTCAGGTGTTCGATAATATCGCACAACTGAAAAGGAGGAGTGCTGTGGGCAAATCGGCAAACGGAACGTCGAAGCTGAAGATACCCGCCGTCCGCGTCGCGTCGGACGACTGCCCCATCTACATCGGGCGGACGCTGGACGACGACGGGAAGATCGACAAGGAAGGGACGCCGTACTACATCCACGAGAGGGAGTGGATCGAGGTCATTCCGGTTCAGTCGGTCGACGCCAGCCTCGCGTTGGCTGCCCTCATCGCGGGCGACGAGACGAACGGGACGCGGGAGAGCAACCGCGCCGCAGCCGTCATCATGGGGGAGTCGTTGACGACGCTGTGCGAGGAGATCGCCGGTCGGATCGTCAAGTGGAACTGGACCGATCTGGAAGGCGAGGCGCTGCCCGACCCCCATAACGAGCCGGACGTCATCCGGGCGCTGAGCAACGACGAGCTGCTGTACCTCGTCGGTGCGATCCGAGGGGAGACGCCGACGCAACGGGGAAACGAATCTACGCTCTCGCCCGATACATCTTCGACCCCAGCGGCCGTGAGCGACAGCCCCCCGAAGCCACCATCAGCGTGATCTGCGAGTCCTTCGGGATACCGCCGGACGTCGCACTCCGGCAGGACCCGCGGGTCGTCATCCCCATCATGGAGTACCGGATGGCGGAGGGGGCGAAGGTGAAGTTCAACGCGAAGAAGGGCGAGGACATGGTGGAGGCGGAGGTCCAGCTGTGGATGGAGATGGCGCACTTGCTTGAAGAACGGCAGCCCGACTTCGAGCTGCCCAAGATGATCGTGACTGAGGACTGATGGCCGACGTAGCGACGCTTTCAGCACTGATCCAGTTGAGGGGCCAGGCCCGCGCGAACCGCGGGCTGAAGGACTTCCAGGCCAACTTGCGCCGGGCGGGTCAGAACGCTGGGGAGCTGGGCCGGACCCTCGGCGTCGTCGCCGCGCCGTTCGTCGTGGCGGCGGGCCTCGGCATACGGGCGGCGATCGAGATGGAGTCGTCGTTCACCGGGCTGCGGAAGACGGTCAACGCCACGGAGGCGGAGTTCGCGGCGATCGAGCGGGGCCTTCGCGACATGGCGCGGCAAATCCCCGTCAACGTGAACGAGTTGAACCGGATCGGTGAAGCTGCCGGTCAGCTCGGCATCCAGCAGGAAAACCTCATGGGATTCATCAAGGTGATGGCGGCCCTCGGCGTGACGACCAACCTGACGGCCGAGGAGGCCGCCACCGCCATGGCGAAGATCGCCAACGTGATGAACCTGCCGCAGACAGCGTTCGAGAACTTCGGGTCCGTCCTGGTGGAGTTGGGCAACAACCTCGCCACCACTGAAGCCGAAATCCTCACCTTCGCCCGACGTCTGTCCGGCGCGGCGAACATCGCGGGGCTGACCGTCCCGCAGCTCCTCGCCATCAGCGGGGCGATGTCTTCCGTCGGCGTCGAGGCGCAGGCGGGCGGCACCGCCGTTCAGAAGGTGATCCTCGGGATGAGCGCCGCGGCCAAGCAGGGGAACGCCGACTTGTCTACCTTCGCACGCGTCGCCGGTATGTCGTCGCGGCAGTTCGCCCAATCGTTCCAAGAGGACGCGGGACCCGCCTTCACCGCCTTCGTCGAGGGATTGGGCCGGGCTGGGCTGGACGGCATCAGGATTCTTGAGGACCTGGGCTTCGCCGATGTTCGGCTGATCCGTGCCTTCCTGTCGCTGGCCGGTGCGGGCGACCTGCTTCGCAACACGATCGAGATGGGGACGTCGGCATGGGACGAGAACACCGCCCTCACCAAAGAGGCGGCCCTTCGGTACGCGACGACCGCGTCCCAGGTACAGCTATTTAAGAACAAACTGAACGAGGCGGCGATCGTTTTGGGGGAGACGTTGATCCCGATGCTGACGCAGGCGGTGAAGGCGGTGACGCCACTGGTCGAAGGCTTCGCTGAGTTTGCGAGGAATCACCCGACGCTCGTTAAGGTTGTGGCGATTTCGGCAGCGGCGCTCGGTGCGCTCGGAATCGCACTGCTCGGCGTAGGCATCATCGCGCCGGGCATCGCCACGGGTATCGGCCTTCTGGCTGGTGCTGGGACGGCGCTGGCCGCCGTCGGGTGGGCCGGTATCGCAAGCGGCATCGCGGGGATCGGCGTCGCGTCGGCGACGGCACTGGGGCCGATCGCCGCCCTTGCGGCTGCCGTCGCCACCATCCCGTCGATATTCAAGACGGCCGACGCCTTCCTCGCCCAGGACCCCAGCTTCCTATCGGAAGGGGGGCGGGAGGCGTTCGGGTCCGGCAAGAACCCCTTCAAGTTCTTCAACGTCGCCCTGGAGGAGATCAAGGCGACGCTGGGGGGCGTGGCGAGCGAGTTCACCGGGGCGTTTACCCCGGCGCTGAAGGAGGCGGGCGGGTCGACGGGCGATTTGGCGAAGCTGGTGGGGGGTGACTTGGACAAGGCGGTGACGGACCTCGGCATCCAGCTGGACGAGGCGGCGGAGCGGTTTGCGCCGGGGTTGACCCGTGCGGTGTCGGAGGCGGCGATGGACATCGAGGACTTCCGCGACGCGGTGGTGAGGATGGAGGGGTTGCTAGACCTGCGGCAGGAGCTCCAAGAGTTCAGGGAGTTGCGAGAGGTGTTCCGGTCCGCCATCCCGGTGGTCCAGGGGTTGGACTCCAGTATGCTGAATCTGGCGGAGCGGAACCGGAACCTTGCGGCCGCCATGTCGGCCCAGCGGTCCGAAGCCTTCCTGCAATTCGAGTCTCAGGCGGCACAAATCCTTTCACTGCGCGAGTGGGAGACGGCGCAGCAGCACGTCAACCTCGCCCTCAACGCGATGCCCAACCTAGCGGATATGTTCGCTGACGGACTCCTCACGCAGGGTCAGGTGATCGCCGCGTGGCAGCAGACGGCCAGCGCGATCAACGAAACCGACGCAGCGCTGTCGAACCTTCAGACCAACCTCGCGGCCCAGAACCCCGCGTTCCCGCCGATGTTCGAGGGCTTCGGGCAGACGCGGGAGGAGCGACTGCTCAACCTACTAGGG